CCAGTGGGAACAGCACCTCCTCCTGAAGTATCTGGAGCAAGAAAACTCTGCAGAATTATGCTAGTGATGCCAGAGTGAACATAGATTTTCTTATCCCCAACCAATTGACTGCAGCCAATAAGATTTCCACTGCTATCTACAGCCAGGCCAGCAGGGGAAGCATAGCCAGCGCTAAAAGAATCGATAATAGTTCCGCTCAACCCAGAGTGCACATAGATCTTTCCAGTGCCAATATCGCTGCTGACAACTCCTCTACTTGAAGAAATAGTCAAACCACCTGGAACAGCAGCCGGAGAAGAAAAGCTGCTGTAAATAATCGCAGAGATACCCGAATGCAAATAGATTTTATCGGCAGTAGAGTCTGCGCTTACCAGGCCACCTGTCACTGAAATAGCTAGTGTAGCTGCTCCAAGCACGTAGGAAGAAGTTGAAACCTGAACAGTCGTAGAGGAAATTGTTGACTCTAGCACAACAGCATTTATCAAAGCAAAGCTTTGGGCATAATCAACTTGCTCAATATGTGAAAGAACCTGGCAAACTCCTTGAGCATATTCGACTTGAGTGGCGGATACCGAGCAAGAAGACTGAGCGTACTCAAACTGACCAGCTTCCACCCGGCAAGATCCCAAGATGTAAGCAGATTGAGAAACATGCACCAGGCAAGAAACCAAAGAATACTCGGCTTGAGAGATGTAAACCTGGCAAGAGCCCAGAGAATGATCCGCCTGTGTGGGCACAACTAAGCAAAATCCTTGAGCATAGGAAGTTTGAGAATCAACCACTAAACAGGAAGAAACAATATGAGATGATGCAGTGGCTAGAAGCGTTGTAGTAGATCTTACTTCTTCTAGCATTGGGCCTATCCGGGTTGCTATTCCGACTGTCGTAGTGGCAAGTTCAAAGGTGCGAGTTATAGAGAGAGTAAGACCGTCATGTACATAGACTATCGCTCCTGCAAATTCTGTCATAGACAAAAAATTATCATCACGATCCACAGCAAGGTCAATAGGTTCATTTGTCGTGGGTATCCACTCCGCTACTATCTCTCCAGTTACTCCACTATGAGTGCGCACACGGTCCATAATCTCATCTGAAGAGTATAGATTCCCGGTAGAAGGCACTACCAGCCCAGATATCCTCCCAGTTGGCAAAGAAAATGTGAAGCGCTTAGTTTCTGCTCCTGAAAACCCAGAGTACACATATACTTTATCTTGATCATGCACAATAAGGTTTCCAGAAGCATCGAGAGCTACACCCTTTCCCTGACCTTCCGGTATTAGTGGTAAGTCTCTAATTTCTTTGAACGTAGAGGACACTCCTTCGAAGCGATGGCATCTACGCAACAGAGGATCTGGAAAGTCAAAAAAAGCAAAAAGATCCCCACCATAGATATCTATTCCTTGTATGTGTTCAAGTCCCATGTCAAAGCTAGACAGAACTACGGGACTGATCCCAGAATGAATAAAGATGATGCTAGTACTAGCTATTCGGGCAGAGGATATAAGCTGAGACTCTCCCTGACGAGCAAGGCTTGTTTCGCTTTGCACCCACTCTGTGGGCCAAAATAACTTCGTATCCCCCTTAACATGAACATGCACAGGAGCATAAATACTGGAATACTTAACTACTATCCCACCGCTGGTTGTCCCTACAGCAAAGCTCGAAATTATAGTAGCCGAGACTCCTGAATGCTGATAGATAACAACAGTATCCCCAAAAAAATAGGTTGACAGCAAATTCCCTTGAGAGTCTACAGCTAGCTTGTTAGGGTGTAAGCCAGGGGCTGGAAAGCTATAGCCAACAGTACGCCAGTTTGACTTTCTAGGCCTGAGATAGATCCTATTAGTTATCCCAGCCCCATGGATTAGATTTTCGCTTTGATCCCTAGTCAATCCAGACTCTGCTATTTCTGGTGCAAGTGAAAAAATCTCGTCTCCTACCTGAAGATTATCATCCCGATTAATCAGTAGAGTTCCGTCATCAGCAACTTCTACTCCTAAGCCGAAAGTAACACCAGCAGAAGCAGAGATAATAGAAGAAATCCCAACATGCGTGTATACTGTATCTATATCGGGGGATAAAATATTCCCTGATGCGAGGGATACAAGATTCCCTGATGGATCTAAGGCCAATTCTCGTAGCAAAGGAGGGCCAAGATAGGTGTCTGACAGTGGACCTCCAAGTCCTTGGTAAACAAGAATTACAGAAGAACCAGCTGTTATTAAGATATTGCGCTCTCCACCGGACACATAGGTGCGGCTATGAACATAGCTCAGCGCGGTATGAGGAGCATCCTCGATCAGAATCCTCTGTGTTGTAACGATCATAGAGGTAGATGTGGGAAACGAAGATAGAATTGTGGCTGAGACCCCTGAGTGAATGCTCACATGGCTAGTCCCGTGGGGGGTGGTAGATATCAAATTACCAGACACATCGAGAGCAATTCCCGTCCCGCCTTCATATGTAAAACTTGCTGTTAGGATGTTGGAAATACCAGAATAGATATAGACAGTAGTAAAAGCAGATACGATAAGATTGTCATTGCTATCAAGAGCTATACCAGAATCAAAAGGAGGATTAAAGCTATAGCGCTCAGCAATCTCTTCAGTTAGACCAAACCTTCGGTAAAGCGTGGGGCCAGAAACAGCGGCTCCTATATACGAAAGAAGGTCTCCGCTTTTTGTTACTGCGATTGCAGTAACAGCATTCTCTCGAAGGAAAAAAGAAGTCCGAATGACAGAAGATACTCCCTGGCATAAATAAACCGTAGAAGAAGCCAGATAAGGGCGATTTACCGCAATTAAATCCCCCTCGTCAGTCATTCCTAGCCAGGAAATTGCTTCGGGAAGGGAAAAAGTGTAACGGATAGTGTCAGATATACCCTCACGGGCATAGACAACATCTCCTCCATATTGAGAGGGCTCATCATTACAGGATATAAGATGCTCAATGTATCCTCCCAGGACACCCAAAGTAGCGATGCTCTTTATATGCTCTCCTGAAATAAAAACTGTAGCAGCGCCCTGAATGTACTCGCTGGCGGTGATGATGCCCAGATCTCCTTGATTCCCTATAGGAGTCTGTGAAGGAGTTCCTGGAGTAGACTTCAAGCAGACAGCTTTGATTGCGTGAATGTATCCATCAGGGATCAAATAACGAAACTGAATAGAGGTAGAGCCATCTATGGAGTAGGTTCCAGTTCCCACCTGCCTCCAAGTTGCTGTGTTGGGATTACCAAAAGATTGAATATTTTGCTCAGCTTCGCTCCCCACCTGCACCGCAAAAGTATTTACTACAGCACCAGATCCTCCCAAAACCAAAACCCAAACATTATAGCTTCCTGACACGAAGTCTGTGATCCGATTTGGAGGAGCATTTCCCTGGTCATTGACATAGGTAGGGCTGAAGTTAGTAGTCGGATAGGGTGTCAGACTTCCGTCCCAAACAGTGATTATTCTCCCATTAGCATAGGTAGAACTACCAGCCGAACTGCCCCAGCTAGACCGATCACCCTCGGTTTGGAATTTACCAACGACCGTCCCCTCAGGAGAAATTTGGACATTGAGAAAATCTCGTGCATCTCGGTAGTACTCTGTCATCTACACCCTCAAAGATGCTCAATAAAAAAGGGAAGGGGGCAATGTCCCCTTCCCCCGATTATGAAGAAGCTGTTTTACAGAGAGAGACTGTTACAGCACCCAACAAGAACCAGACTGTGCTGTTCCCGTATTGGGGCGGGTAATAAACACATTCGTCGAGGTTACGGTGATGTCCCCGTACTTGATGGTGTTTCCCGCTCCTCCAGAAGTGAAAGTAGACCATACTGGCGTTCCTTCAGTTCCACCTCCAGGGCTCGAGTCATTGAAAGCCCAAGTCAAAGCGGGAGCCGACCCTGTGTACTGGTATCGAACAGCCAAGACATGTTGCAAAGACGTGGTACTAGGAACAGTTGCGTCCGAGGGGACCTCTAGTCCTACGTTAAACATCACATTTTCTGCTGCCCCTGGGGTCACAGAGGAGAGATTCACATAGTTGGTGCTTCCCTTGAGGCGATTAGTGAGAGCCCCTCCAGCCGCAGCCGAGGTCGGCTTCCAGGCACTAGCCGGAGTCGCTGAGGTCGTAGCCGTGGCGTACAGCAAAGGAACCGAAGACCCATTTACTGCACTGCTGACTGATGTTCCGGTAAATATCTCTCTAGCCGTTGTGGCAAAGGTGCTATCATCCCATGCCTCTAGCGTAGGTATAGCCGAGAGAGATGTGGAGAATGTAACCCTAAATACATTTCTAGCGGTGCTACCAGTTCCAGCTCCCGCTACTTTCCCTGTTGACATGAAATACCTCCTAAGTCAAACCTTCGGTTGTAGTGACTACCTGCAACACATCCAATATGATTTCGTAGTTGTAGAATAAGAACTCATCAGCTGGCGGATTAGAAGCCATCCTACCTTCCCACCAAGAAGGTAGAGCTTTATGAAACTTGAACCCTGCTGGGTCCATCGAAAACCAGACTCGGTAGATGTTCTCCCCATCATAGAGTCGGTATTTAGTCCCATAATTAGCGTACATGGCAACAAGAGAATTCGCCGAAGCCCTGGACATTGAATAAGATTCTTCTCTAAGCAAGATTTTTCTGCGATGCTTGGATCTCTGAGTTCCTCCTTCGTTGTAGGGAAATATCTGAGTGAATCTCCATCCTAAGGTCTCTACTACATTTCCTCTGATCGCTAATTGATAGAAAGGGTCATATTCTCCATAGATAGGATCTTGATCGATCCAGACAGCTCCTACTGTTGAGCTATCTGGAACAGTTGCAACACTATCAGGGAAAATACAAAAGTGCCTTTGAGCAGATGATACGGTCATGTCTATGCTTCCCTAAAACGACGCTGAGCATATCGAGGATTACCTGATTCGGTCACCGAAGCTCCAACGACCAGGCCAACCCAGTAGATCCACTGACGCCCTTTGGCTAGAGTACCGATGGTGATGGCGGAAGTTCCCAGGGTGGGAGGAGTTCCGTAAGCCGGGCTGGCACCGCCAGTGGTATTTGCAGAAGGAAGAGTCCCAGCAGAAGTAGCAGTCCCCGTGTCCAGGTAGCTTACAGTCGCTCCGCTTCCGATCGTGGTCAAGAGAGAAGAAGCGCCATAGGACTGGCTAGTGGTAGATCGATAGATCTTGTATCCTGTTGCCGATGGAAGAGCTGTCCAGGCAAGAGTGATAGAGCTGCTAGCTACAGTGGTGGTTCCGCTAACCTCCAGCGAACCTGTGGTTTCTCCAGCAGCATTGGTTCCTGTGATCTTATAGTAATATGTGGTTCCAGAAGGAATAGATCCTCCTGAACCCACTACAGTGGCAGTAAATCCCCAAGGACAAGAAAGAGTAACCGTGTCAGCTGCCCACTTCACATAGTTGTACCCATCACCTGTTCCAACTTGCACCACATCGAAGACAAAGTTGGTAAGATCTCGATCTCCTACATTCCAGACAAAGAACTTCAGTGGTGTGTTGGATGTCCCAGCAATAATATCGGACCATGATTTGGAAGTAATCTCTGCGGCCCCATCAGCCGAGAGATGCTTAACAGCTACAGCCATTCGCTACCCCATATTCGACTCTCTGATGAGGCGATCTTTTAGTGTGGAATAAAGACTCTCAAACAGAGTCTGCCCAATCCTAGAAGCAGACGTTCCTGCCCTTCTCTCCAAGTTGGAAAACATCTCTGAGAATGCACTTTCAATATCCGAAGCCGAACGCTTCATATCAGAGGAAGAAAAACTCGATGCCCTTCCTCCACCACCGGAAGAACGAGAGAATGCTGGAGGCGGAGGCATGTCGAATCCCTCCATAGAGGGAATAACTCCGCCAGTCTGAAGCCCCAAGGCACTTCTAGCTTTTTCCAAGAACTTTAGATCTATAGTCTGTTGAGGTCCTCTTCTCCGGCCCTGGTAGTCATAGTTAGTTGCCGGAGCAAACTCTAGCGCCTGAGCTGTTGCTATCAAAGCTCCCAGATCCCCCTTTCCTTCCAGAGCTGAGGTAATCTTGGTCAAGGAGATGTTTGACTCTAGTAAGGTAAGGAGGCCCTCATCGACAGGGCGCCGAGAGCTACGTAGCATACGAGAAACCTCTTCTCTAGATTTTCCAGCAGTTAGAAGAGTGCTAGCGAAGGATTCCGGTGTCATAGTTCCAGAGCGAAGCATGGATAAAAGCGTACCTGCTGTTGCCACTCTTCCTGCTCGAACCCAGCTCACAAGAGTTTCAGGATGAAGAAGCCCACGTTCTAGCAGCAAAGAAAGAGTAGCAGCTGGCATCATGCCGCCTACTCCACTCTCGGTTTTACCAATACCCATAAGCTGCCCAAGAGCCCTGGCCGGAGAAAGCTTTCCTTCTCCTAGAGCCTGAGTAGTCATCTCGATCTGCCTTTGTTTCCTCAGACCTAGAATTTCACCAGTCCCAAACCCTGCTCTTCCTAGTAGCCTTGCAGCAAATCTGGGGGAAAGTCCTGGATCCCCTAAGATTCCTTGGGCAGTTAAATCCCCACGGTCTACAGCGCCAAAAATATCCGGGCGAGAAGGTCTTCTTCCTCGCTGGAAACGATCTTGTGAAACAAATTCCTCTTGTCCTTCAGGGGCCTCTACACCAGCAGAGATTCCTGTTGGTTCAGCAGATACCCACCTTTTCAGTATCCGCTGGGCACTCAAATATGCCGTGGGGTTGGTTCTCATCATGTAGCCGCTTCGCTGCATCTGCTCTAAAGAATTCATCTCCGCTGCCAGCCCTTCTGACAGCATATCATATTCCTCTCGAGTTATGAAGTTTCCAGACGCACGGAAGCGACGATCAAACTCTTCTATCTGCCTTAGTCTATTTGCCTGCCCAACACCAAAAATTCCGGCGTGAAGTTTGGCCAATTCAAGAGCAGACTCTACTCGAGTCTGATCATCCATTGGAGGGTTCAAAGCAGCCCCGAAAGCCTGCCCGATAGCTTGCCAGCGAAAAGCCGAGGCTTCAGAGACCGGTCCACCTTCCTGCATTCGATTGATCCGATTGAAGAACCCGACTCCTCTGGCTGCTACGGCTTCCCGGGGAACTACAAACTCTCCTGGTTCTACTGCTACTGGCACTGAACGCTGAGGCTGAAATCCCCCCAACCGTCCATCAGGTGCCTGGCTTAAAGCAGCTAGCAGCCCAGAGCCAACACGGGAGACTGCTTCCTTGCGAACGACAAACTGTCCTGGAAGTGCCTGAATGCGGACCTTGTCCCCTCCGCCGAATCCAGGGACACGTCCTGTTACCTGCCCTCCTTGCTGCTTGCCTTGAGTCCTTCTCTCTTCAAGAATCTCTTCGGGAGGAAAAAGCCACCTGGACAGACGACTCGGAGTGCCCGCATATTCCCCTGTCTGTGTCGCATACCCAGGAGCGATAGATCTAGGAGCAGGCGCCGGCGTTGGAGGAGCTGGAGCCACTGTCGGAGGTTTGGGGGGTGGAGTAGGGAGATTCGGACCTCGCAACGTAACAGGCTGTCCGGAAGCGATACTGTCCAGAATCTCTTTAAATAATTTTAGCCTTCTCTCCATGCTCGCAAAGTAGTCCTCATCCAATGTGATGTCGATCTTGCGTTCACGAGCAAGAGATTGAAGCTGCAGATCAATATTATTGAAGATATTCGCTGCTTTTTGAGCAAAGGTATTCAGTTGATTTCCTTCATCTTCCAGCATCCCAGTCACGGCCTGTTTGTGGGCCTCGCGGAAGGCAGCCATTCCGGCCTGCGCTACTCCAAGCTGGTCCTGAACCTCCTGCAAATCTTTTTTGCGGTCATCCAGGTTTTTTGTGGTCTCTGCAGCAGCTTCCTTTTCAGCAATCTTGGTAGATTCCCAGGCCTTCTTGACTTTATCCAAGACAATCTGGGCAACCTGTTTCTCCGTCAAAGCAATCTTGCCTGAAGCTTCCTGAACCTCCCCCACCATTCCTGCGAGAGACTGAATGACATCTTCAGTGATTTTAATCCGTTCCCGAGCCCCAAGTTTTTGGGCCTCCAGAAGCCTGGTATCTTGATCCTTGAGACGAGCATAGAACTTCTCTTGAGCCGTTATGTTGATCTCTCCGGCTTTCTCCCGGAGATCTCGAAGAATCTGTTCCATAGCCTGGCCGCGCCGCAGGCGATCTTCCTCCAGGCCCCTAAGTTCCTGCAGAGCCTCTCTATAAGAAGAGAGCATCTGCCCTTGACGTTCTTTTAAGCTTGCATAATAACGTCCCCAGGCCTCCCCTATTTCTTTAAGACGCTGAAGGTTAAGTTCTTTCAGTTTTTTCTGCTGCGCCGCTAGATCAAGTTCAGTCTTCCCAAACTCGTTTATCTCCGCGTCAGCCTTTTGGATGGCCCTGACAGCACGATCATAGGATTCCTCGATTTGTACAACACTCGACAGTGTAATTCCCGACAGGTCCTTAGTCGCTGAACCTGCCTCCACTAGAGTGGACAGATAGTTCTTTTGAGGACCAGCAATCTTAGCGTAGGCTTCCTGAACCAGAGAAGAGAACCCCCCATAGGACCTGGAGAGGCCAGCAACCAGCCGCTCAGCATCCTCAGCGAGGCCTCCTTGAGACTCTGCAGCCCCTTGCATGGCCGCTGCCATCTGGTCTGAGAAAGAAGAAAGGCTTTCTACCACAAATGCTCTAGTCTTCTTAGCTGTATCCGAGAAAGCCGTACTCGCTGCATGTTGGGCGTCCAGGTTCTCTCTCTGAAGTCGATCCAGAAAGCTGAAGTACTCCTGCGACCCAAGCATGAACGAATCAACTGCTCCCTTGGAAGCCGTCGTAGCTCCAGCTACAATAGAGGCGTTGAACGCAGAAAGCTCTCGCTCTCGCCCCTTTCTCACATACTGCTCATACTCGAAAGTCTCGTCCATGTCTTTGCGCAGGGCTTCCTGCGTGGCGTCGAACTGCTCCCGCTCAAATTCCAAAGACTTTTGAATAAGCTCTGTTCTTCCTCGATAAGCTGCCGATCGATACTCCTCAAACTGGGAAATATCATCTCCGATAGCCTGCAAACTTTCTTTAAAATCTTCTGCCCCCGCCACCCCAGCAGTAATGAGATGCTGTTGAATAGTCGCCGTCTTAATGAGGGCCTGCTCAACTCCCTTAACTACCCCGTGTCGTCTCTCCCATTCTCTGGTAAGCTTAGCCTCTTGCTCAGCGAGCTTAGCCTCCTGCTCAGTATTTTTGGCGATCCCCTCGGATATTCTTTCCAATCGACGGCGAAGTATGTCAGCCTCTAATCCAAATCCCTTATGGGAGGACAGCAACTTGTCCATTTCTTTCTGATAAACCACATACATGGTGGTAAGGCCCGCTGTACTCTTTCGAGTTTTATCCAGCTCACCTCGATAGAACCCAAGTTCCTTTCCTACTTCTGTAGTAGCTTTACTCTTAAGATACTTCTCCTCTTCTTTTCTAACCTGGATTATTTTATTTAAAGTAACCAGGATTTCTTCTCGACTAATGTTCTCTTTGTTCAAGAATTTCAGCAGTGCTGGATAGTCATCTTTAGCCTTAAGCACAATGTCTCTGAATTCTTTTTCAGAGAGTGTTGTGCTTTTCAGTGCTTCTTCTATATTCTCTAAGGACTTGATCCGTTCCTTTTCTTTTTCAATTCCCTTATCATAGATCTTCAGGTTTTCTTCAAGAGACTTTTTCTGGCTGTCAATGGCTTTCTTTAACAGAAGAAACGCTCCAGCTATCGCTGTAATAGCAAGAATCGCTGGATGGGCACGAGAAAAGGTAAGCAGCAGAGAGCCAAGGTCCTTAATCTGCTTAGCTACTCCCGCAACTATACTGCCAAAGCCCAGCAAAGTAGCACTAGCTAGCTTCCCTAAGATCTGGCCCCAACCAATAAAAGCTACCGTTGTTCCGGTTACTTTGGTCAAAAGCCAGGCCAGTCCGGTTCCTAGTAAAGGAATGCCTTTAGTTAGAGCAAAGATAGCTACATTGAAAGTTACCAGGACCCCCGTTAATTCTAGAAACCTCCCGATAACTTTCAATGCTACACCACTAAAGGCTGTAAAAGCTCCAACAGCATGCACTAGAGGCTGAGGGATGAGATTAAGAGTCCCTATTACCACAGCCATAGTAGAGGAATATGGCTGCCAGACAGTAGCAGCGCCTTTTCCTAATTCCAAGTGAAAACTATTAAAAGCTTGCTCAGACTTTCTAGCAGCACCCACCAGCGTAGTTTCTAGTTGCTCAGCAGCAATCCCAGCAGCAAAGGATGACTGGTGCATCATCTCCTGGAAGATTACCTGAGACTTCTGTAGCTCGTTCAGACTATCGTAGGTGCCTCCAAGAGCCTTGGAAAACTCGCTAGTTTTTAGCGTTTCTTCATCTAACGCAAGACCAAATCCGGTAGCCATGAGAGGAAATCCTCTCATAGCATCTAGTACTGCCCAAACAGCATCCCATAAGTCTCGGTGCAGAGCGCTAGAAAGATCAATAGAGCGCTCTACTAGCTGATTAACCTGATCAGAAGTCAGTCCAGTAACTTTAGAGAGTTCCAGGGCGCGTAGGGTAGCCTGTCGAATGTCCACTGTGGCAGTTCCAGTAGCCTTGCCCAGGGCAGACATCGACTTCTCAAGATCCGAGGTGGTGATGGGAGTGTCTTTTACGGTAGTGTTATAGGCTTGAATTGCTCTATTGAATCCCAGTATGGTGACTTCGGCCTCAGCAAATCTCTCAATCCAAACTTCTACAGAGGCAAGAAGGCGCTCTCCAAGAGCTTCTGCAGCAAAGCCAGCTGCTTCTATCAATCCTCCTAGAAGAGCTGTAAGCCCGGTCACTCCCGATGCAGCGGTCGCTAGAACTCCTCCAACAAGTCCTAGATTACCACCAAATACGGAGAGAGCCATACCTCCCAAACCAAGAATTTCAGAAAAGTGAGTCGCCGTTACCGCAGTCTTGCCCAGCTTCCCGGTAAGACCCAAGGCTCCCAACTCTACCTTGGTAATTCCTTCGCCCAGTTCGTCTACAAACGATCCTACCTCCTTTACACCTTTACCAAAAGTAGTTGCTCCTCGACCTAATCCAGAAAGCCCCTGCGCAAACTTAGCAGAGACTCCAGTTCCTTGTGCTGCTGTTTGATTCCAGACTTGAAATCTCTTTCCAAGCTCAGAGATTCCTATTCCAGCTTTTGTTACTGCTCCTCTTCCTTCCTCCATGGCTTTAGAAAATGAGACTTCAGTTCCTGTGGCCTTCTTTTTTTCTTCCGCCCAGGATTTTACGGATTTGGCACCTTTGCTAGTTGCCTCATCAAGCTTCTGAAATCCTTCTTTGGTCTTAGAGATTCCCTTCTCAAAAGTCGTGACAGCTTTAGTACCAGCCTCAGTGTTGGTAAGCCAGGCTCTGAGAGGGCGAAGTCCTTCCGCCATGGTATCTCGGAAAGATCGAAGGTGCCCTCCAAGCTTTCCTAATACGCCATTCAGGCTCTCCCCAGCCTTTGTCCCCTCTAGAAGATGCTTGGCAAAAAGACCTATCCCAGTGGCAGCTCCGCCAATTACTGTACCTCTGATAGTCTTTCCAAGAAGCGAGTGGCTCTTCTCAATTCCCAGAATAGAGGTATTAGCCTTGCGCGCAGCTTCATCAATGCCCTCAAAGGCTTTAATAGCCTCCTTTGAGGCAGCTGCCAGAGGTCTGGCATCAGCATTAAGTTCATAGCTTACAGCACCAAGAACTGACACTGTTAGAATCCCTCATTAGCTAGATGTGCCAGGTATTCTTCACTGGTCATGCTTTTAATAGACTTTGGAAGTTTAGTCCGCTCTCCAGAAGGCTTATTTCTAGAAGGCTTTCTGCTTTCTATCTCTTCCAACTCCTTCAATCCATGATTGAGGAGGGTGAGCTGTCCGGAGGTGTAGGTATCGACAAGTCTAGTGAAGTCGATTCCCCAGCGTTCACAATAGGAGGCATAGAGCGCTGATTGGGAGATTTTAGGTACAGCACGCTGGACCACTCCACCATCCTCAGCACCACCCGCAAGCTCTGTAGCAAAAAATTGTTCTCCTTGTTCAAAGCAACTTGGGCTGCCAGCAAAGTTAGAATCTCTTCAGTAGTTGCGTCCTCTTCCAAACGTTCTCGACTAAAAGGAAGCTTGTAGTAGTTCACCAGGATCATGACACAATCTAGCAAAGTGTCGATGGTCTTGATATCCAAGTCTGAACTTCCACTATCAGGGTCTGTCCGCATCTTGTCCATATCAATAGACAGCGGAACCATTTTCACTGCTATCTTCTTAGCTGGAGAGATAGGCAGGGGACGAAGCTCTATCTTCTGCCCCAGAAGCTGTACGTCCTCATTGTGAGTTTCGGGGAACAGAACTTTGGTTTCTTTTTCCTCTTTTGTCAACATTTCTAGTAACTCTGACATGGCATATAACCTCCCTTGAAAAAGACAGTAGAGGGCTATTCGCCGAAACCCTCTACCTGTGATGTTAGATTAGGAAGTAACTGGCGGGAACCAGAAACGTTCCATAACAATCAGTTCGCTTGTGCTTCCGTAAGTCGTAGTGGTATATCCCAGAGCATCATAGTTCAATTGTACTCTGGGGTTTTCGGTTGGACGAATCGATTCTGCCCACTCACCTCCAGGCATTGCATCTTGGAATTCGTGAACTATTTGAACTCCATCAATAAAGTCTGCCACTCCTATCAGATGATAGTGTTTCAGCTGAGAAGTCCCCGCAGGGAGGCGTACCCCAGTTACTTTGGTGAGGTTGTCTCCTACTGCCGGAGTGTTGGGTAGACCCGGAGAGGCAAAGTACAGAGTAGCAGCACTGATGCTAGTGATAGATGCTTCATTCTGGCTAGTGATGATGCTACCTGCGCTGGTTACTACATAGTCGCCTACATTCAAAGACAACGAGGCTGACAGTGTAAGCTGCACTCTCGTCGGCGCGGGTGTCGAGACCACCGGCCAGGGAGTTGTAGCTACCATATTAACCGCGTCGAAATTGCCCATGGCAAATTGCACTCGGCGGGGAGACGCAGAATGAAGCTGAATAGAAAATCTCCCATCCACCCCCATAACTGCCTGGAATCTTAGGATTTGCGGAATTCCTGTTCTCAACTGGAACTGTGTTCGAGAAACCGTAAGTGTGGGACTATCCTCGACTACAGCGCCTAAATCTGAAAATCCAGTGGGAAGAACTGAATCCACAAAGATCCTGGCCGGAGTCCACGCCTGACTCTTGGCAGCAATGAGCAGTCGCTCAATTCCAAGAGTTACTTCTTTTCCTTCGTTCTGAAGAACGTTCGTATAGGTTGGGCACATACTGCTTATCTCCTCAAACTATATAGTCTATAAGGGTTTGACCTCTCTTAGATTGCAAGCTTTTTATCCTACGATCCGCGTTCCTATAAAGCTGAAATTTAGAGTAAATACAATGTTATTATTCCCGTCTCGATAGTTAGGGCCCACTTCATGAGAAGCGGAGAGTCTCCCACGGGCACTACCTGAAGCTGAGATATTCCAGGCATCCTGAAGAACTCCAAAGATAACTTCCGCCATCTGATGAATAGAAGAATATGTGATCCCACGAGCCAGCACCTGCACACCAGGGCGCACTAGAGGATCTCCCATAAGTGAAATTCCTGGCTGAGCATACACCGCCGTGCAGACAACCGGAGATGAAGGCATAAAGCCAATAAAAATATCTGTGGCAACAGTACCAATGCTGGTGCTGACCTGCAGAAAATCTGCGATCTCGTTGATAAGCTCCAGAGAAGAGAACTCAGCCATCATCGCTCCAACACATGAATCTTACAGTCTTCCCACTTAAATATTTCTTTCAAATGATCTAAGATTTTCTGAGAATCGAACTCTTTGCAGGAGAACAGATCAAAACAAAATTTTCCTTGCTCTGGAAAAGTGTGAATAGAGATATGCGACTCCGCAATCAGAATAAAGCAACTCCAGCCCCAATCTGGGTTAGGAGCCGAAAGCCACTTTCTCAGATAGGGAGGAGTGATCGAAGTCATTCCCACCAGCTCTGGAAGTCTCTCCAGAAGATTATACAACAGTGCTGGGTCCTGCAAATCAGCCCTTCTGTTTGGGCAATAAGCATCTAAGGTCAAATGTTTTCCTAGATAGAGATTCTTCAATCACATTCCCTCCTCAGGCCCAACAGCCTTTAGTCGATGCCTTCCAGGCGCAGAAGGCCCGCCAATTTCTCTTGAAATTCCGTGATATGCTCACGATATTCTTGTGCATCAGCAAACCATCGGCGAGAAGGGTGAACCGCTTCTCCCTCTCCGGCGCTCAATCCTCCAATACCTCCTCCCAGCCAGAGACCTATCTCAAAGGGGGGAGTGGAGCACTCCTCTACAGGCACTCCAGCTTCTCCTAGCCAACGAAGAGCTTGCTGGTAGAGAGCATACGATAGCTTATAGTAAATGTTTTCCTTGTCTTGAAATTTCGCTCGATGAATTGCACAAACAGATTGAAGCCATTGAATTATTCGCTCATCAAACTTGCCTTGAGTCTGCTCCAAATGCAAAGAGACAAAGTTTAAATAGTCTCTCTGGAGCAGAATCAGTCCTAGAGTTCGCTCAGGATATACTATACGGTCTTTCATCAGAAGCTTGAGATTTCTCTGATAGCACTTCTCTCTCCGCATAGCCTCAGTGATGTACCCGAAATGAGCAAGATTTACATCTTCCAACTGAAAGGCTGGATCGATGGGAACGTTTAAAGATTCCTGGAAATGCTCATGAATAATCCCAGAGGCGGTGTACCCCTTAAAGTTTCTGAACACCCTCACCGGCACATCTGGAACAAGCTTTCCCGGAGGAATGTCTATAGTTAGATGGTGCTGCCGAACGACAAAGCCATTGAATATTGTTCCGCCTAAATACTTTTTAAGTCCTTGTCCACCAGTCAGAATCTCATCAGCGTCAAGCCAGAGAATCCATGGGTACTTAGCAGGGCTGATAGATTCATTTCTCCACCATCCAAAGTCACCTGGAGCTGTCTGCTGAATGATATTAGGATCACGATCAGGAGGATCAGAGGTAGTAATGAAGAGTCTATCTGTAAATTCAGCCGCAATCTCCAGAGTCCGATCCTCGCAGGCTGGGGTTCCCACTATAATAATCTCATCCGCGATATCCTTGATACTCTTTAAACATCTTCGAATGTTGTCTTCTTCGTTGCCTACAATCAAGCAGGCAGATACTCCAGGATAAGGGCGAGTGGTGAGAAATTTGCGGCGAAGGTCCACCCTACCGGTCGGAGAGGCATCGGCTCGGTAGGCCATGACCCAGTTTCCCACCAACTCACCCCTTCCCGTGATACCGTTGGGGCAGCAGGAAAAAGTAAAGTCCCTTTTTCTACTGAACATCTCACCGATATCACGAAACCTGAAATCTGAGATATGAAATCGATTCTCTTCTCGAGAGAATCTGTCTCTCTGTTGCAGGCTATCAGACTCCCAAGGACCAGAAGGGAGCGTGTAGATGATAATCCCTCCAGGCTTCACATAAGATTCTATTTTTTCAATAAAGGCATGAGGATCTGGAACATGTTCCAAGATCTCTCCAGCAAAGACTACATCAAATCTAGGTTCTCCTGGAAGAATAGCATGTTCCCAATCAGCTTCTCGAAGAGAGATATTCTCTGGGTACTGCGCTATCGTTTGCCGAAATATCTTAGCCTGCTCTATACACGCAGGAGAAAAATCAGTTGCCAAAATCTTGAGGTCGGGATACAGATTAGACAGACCAATCGAATGCTCTGCATAGTGGCATCCGATCTCCAACAGAGTATTGGCAGTCTTAAGATAGGGAGCAACTACAGGAACTCTCCCTAGCTTTGTAAAATCAGCAGACACTGTGGTTAGCACGTTTGGATCATCAGCCGCATAGTCATCTTTGTAGGTTAGTGTTCGATCCAAGATAGCCTGAGCTTCAACCAGCTCTTCAGGCATATTTTCTTGAATAGCTAGTTCTTTAGCCGCTAGAATATCAGAGTTGTAGACCAGCTGCCGAAAGACCCAGTGTTTGTTCTTTTGGAAGCGTTCTTCAAAATAAGAAAGAATCTTCTTTTCCCAGGAGGCGGCCACCTTTTCCCAAGGGTAATTCTGCTCTACATGCTCCCGACCTTCTTGTTGCACTCTACGATACAGAATATCATTGCTCAGAAGCTCCTCCACTCTTTTGATAAATTCTTCCTGATATTCTGGAGAAGTATTCTTTCCTAAGACTCGGCAGAAATCACTAGCGATTGTTTCTTTGCAAGCGAAGTCGTCAGTACAGACAACTGGGGTTCCACACGCTTGCGATTCTGTGCCGTTGATGAAGAAAATTTCTGGGAATTGACTGGAATATAAATATGCCCCAGAAGATGCTAGAAGCTTGTACCAGTCTTCTTTCCCTAAGCAGCCTTCTTTTACTATTCCTGGAGTTTTCTCAATCAACTCGTCGATATAAGCATATAGTGCTAAGATATCTTGAGGAAGCTCCAATCCTTTTGAGCCATCATATCCAGCAATATGAAGTCGGCGCTCTGGATCTGCTTCATATAGCTTCGGCCAGACATCTCTTAAGAGTACGTCTAGCCCCCTCTCAGGGCGTGAGCCGTAAACAAATTTCTTCTTGTCTTTTCTTACTCCCTGAATTGCCCGGTCTATAGTTGGCAGATCAACTCCATTGCTAGTGGTCCATATGTGCTCTTCAAGACGTGGAATAAGTGTACAATACTGCCTTTTATGATACTCAGACAAATTGAAAAGCAAATCTGTTTGCCATAGAGACCCCATGAAAGCCGTCTTGCTTTCCGGAACCAAAATATCATGGTTTACCAGGACTCTCAACTTGGCGTGATTAGGTCGAGTCAACCAGGCAACATGGCGGTACACAAATAAAATATCCCATTCGAACATGGGTGATAGATCATTGAGCTCCTGAATCCTATGGTATCCCACCCCATCATAACTTCCAGGATTCGGGCACTTGGTAAAAGCATGAACTTCATGCCCACGTTTAGCTAGTTCTCGCATCATGAAGACAAAGGCCGATTCACTGCCGCCTAGCGCCTCTTTGCAAATCGTACCTCCATCGAACTCCAGCCCCTCGGTAACTGCCGCAATCAACAAATTCAACGTCGCCTCTCCTTTGAAATCTTGTCTAGCATCTTTAGTTGATCCTTCCCAATAGATTCGCCTATCTCTCGGGCATGATCATACAAAACCCTCTCGATGAACTTTCCTCCGGGACCCTTATCCGTGGGGCGCTCATGAACTTGCAGAGCATAAGGAGCGTCATTGAAGACCTCCCCCACCACTTTAAGGCCCTGCTTCCTCACTCTGACTTGATTTCTAGATACCAAAAATCCTGTTTTAACTGCAGTACCTTCATTGATAATCGGCAACAAGCGAGTAAGCTTCTCCCGCATCGTCTGCTCTACTTGCTTTGCCGCTTGCTCAGAAAGGTTCTGAAGGCTCGCAATGACCTCTTTTGACCCTCTTGATTTGATCATTGCTTCTTGCCTTTAACCGGAAAATGAACTAGCCGATTTCCTCTACGAATTGTTACCCAACGCACACTTTCTATTCCATCAATGTGCTTGACCATCTCAGCGTGCCTTCCTTTTCCTCTTAAAGCTTCTACCACCGAAGGATGCCCGGTAAGGGGAGACTCTGCAGGATACTCCAGCACTTCGGTCACCTGTTTATGCAGCTGCTTTTTAGATTTTCCAGTCCTAGCCCGCATCAAAGAATTGACTAATTTTTCAACTGTATCTTTCTGCGATTTTCGTTGTAGCTCTCTAGATTTGTCCAGCATTTTCTTGCGCTCAGTTGGACTAGCACCCCGGTACTTAGCCAGCTGATCCAGAGTCCCCTTCACCCTCGCCAGTGTAGCTATACCGCGTTTATCCGTTCTCTCTACAGTGCCATCAGAGAACGTAATAAGTCGCTTGGCGCCATCTCCTTCTCGCCATACTGCATCAACAGTTTTCCCCTTATACTTCAAACCTTTAAGATGGCCTGAAGCAGAGGATTCCTGCAATTTTGGCGGCTCAGAGTTTTTCATGATCTATCTCAGCATCAGCTAAAGTAGCTAGAGACCTCAAAGTCTCATCCGGTATTCCTCGGAGTTCCTGCTTGATTCCGTCTACCGAAAGAATTCTTGCAGATTTTACAGGAACCTTCTTGAATAACCCTAGTTGTATGAGTTTTTTAAGCTGAGCGGCGTTTATCATTTACTGCCCTCTCTGCTGT